TTATCTCAGGATAATAACACAGATAATAATAGTTTCATTCCTAAAATAGTTTTCATTGTTCCATATCGCAATAGAGAAACACAATTGCAATCGTTCAAAACACATATGAAATACATATTAGAAGATTACCATGAAAATGATTATGTAATCTATTATATTCATCAAACAGACCAAAGAGTATTTAATCGAGGGGCTATGAAAAATATCGGGTTCTTAGTAGTGAAAAATAAATATCCAAACGATTATAAAAATATTACATTAGTTTTCAATGATGTAGATACTATGCCAACGCGAAAGCACTTATTCAGTTATGATACACAACCCGGTGTTGTAAAACACTTTTTTGGATTTACTTATACACTAGGTGGAATATTTTCTATAAAAGCATATGATTTTGAAAGAGTAAACGGATTTCCTAATTACTGGGCATGGGGATATGAAGATAATCTTATACAAAAACGTATTGAAAAAGCCGGTATTATTATTGATAGAAGTGTGTTTTATAAAATAGGCGATCCCAATATAATTCAAAAAAATGAAGAAATAACACGCGAAGTAAATCAAAGTGAATATGATAGGTATGTAAGAAATATACCAGAAGGTATTTATTCTATTCAAAATCTAGACTACTCTATAGATGATGAATCTGGATTCGTAAATGTAAAATGGTTTATTACCGAATATAATCCAGCTGTAAATAAATATAGACTCCATGATTTACGAGAAGGCCCTATACCATACGATACAAAGTTTGGATTAATGTATAACAACAGAAGAGTTAGAGGTGGTCGCATGCGTATGGGGGTGTAATAGACCATTTTGTGCATACAGACAATAAACAATAAATATATGAAACCTAATAAATAGTATTATTCATACTATAACAATTTATAATATGAATCTGATATTGAATCCTTTTCAGTTTGATAGTAAAAATCTGTTTTTTTTAGAAAAAAAGAAAAATAATATTATAGATGGATGTTTTTCTAAAATAATTTATTCCCCAGAATATTTTACTATGAATGGCATTTATTTTATTATACCGTTTGTAAATAAAGTTGATATGTCATATGCAAGAACGTCGGAGCTCGGAAGTAGTATAGGTGCCCGAGTATCATCCGGAGATAATTTATTATCGAAGGATAATGTGAATGTGAATGTGAATATGAATATGTATTCATCTCTTGAAAATAAGTACACCATATATTTTTATACACATGATGTTAGAAATCTGCAATATATAACATTATTATCTGAGATTGAAAATACTATTATTAATACATACAAGGAAATGAATGGAGTGAAAAAACGCAATAATTTAGGCTTGACGAATCAATTATACAAAGGTCATTTCAAAATATACAGAGAAAAACAACAGGATGCTAACTTATCAACTACGAAAAAATATATGCTGAAAATATCAGGTGTATGGGAAAATATAGAAGAGGTTGGTATAACATACAAGTTTATTGAAGTATGTGAAACCCATATATAATCATTATATGTTATTATTATTGTTATCACAAGTTGCTAACTACCATTATACATATTTATTAATAATACAGTTTGGTAATAATGTATCTCGTATAGCATCCATCTTTTTGAAACATTTATTAATAGTAACATCACTCACGCCGGAAATCTGTTTTATATTTGCCTTTGATATGTTCATATTACAATAATATGCTATAAAATATACTATACCGGCAGCGATTGCATGTGGCGTATTATCTGTAATTATATTATTCTGTTCTAACTTGTTTGCAATAAACTTACACAACATGGTAAGCTCATTGTTCATATTCAACTTACTACAATACCTTTCTATAAACGAGCTGGGTGTAGTCATATGCAGTTCTGTCTGTTGAGACAAATCCACACTACGCTCTATATTATGTAATATATTAACTGCCATAGAACAGCCATTTGTTGCACTGGTTTTGTCCAAACTAAATATTTCGGCAATTTCGTGCGCAGTTCTAGGGCAACCATTCAACCGACAAGATACATATATAGATGCTGCTTTTATTCCATCGCGATTCAACCCTCTAAACATTTTTTGTTCAGAAATATCCTTATGTATTGCTATAGCATCGTCGATCAATATTTTTGGTATACCGGCATTTTGAGCCATAATCGTAATGAACTGAAATTCGTTGTATAGAGACTTCTCTTTGTGAGGCATCGATTGCCATTCAGTCCATTTGCGGATTTTTTTCATTTCATAGGAAAGATTTGAAGCCGCCATCACTTTGCATCCGAATGAAGATTCAACCAATAAAGGGTTTATAGGATTACCGCAACGAGTAGGATCGGTGGCATTTTTATCATCCGCCCCATAAAATCGCCATTCCGGTGAATAATCTAAAGTATCAGTGCATATAACTGAACAATCCGGATTAGAACACGTCGGAAATCCGTCTTCCATAATAATCAATATTGAATTGCACAAATTACACATTCCGGATTCGTTATGTTCATATATACATTCTATTGCAGGAGGAGGGTCGTTGGTTTTATTTTTACTTGATTGTTCATTTTTTTCGGTGTCGAATATTTCCCACAGTTTCGCTTTTTCCGCTTGTGAAATAGTCGTTTTTTTCTTGTGTGTCTTTGATTTTTCTTTCGTAGTTTGATTTTTTGAACTTTCTATTGGGGGGTGTTTTAGTATAGTTGTGTTAGTTTTTATATCATTACTATTGGACTTCATAGAGCTTGTGAGAGACCCAGAATTGTGAACGAGCATACATGTTCGAGGATTCTCCGGAAATGTATTTTCTTCATAGATTGAATATACAGCCGATTGTCCTACTGATACGGGTTCCATTGATGCTATATTTTTAGGTGCATTATTTTTATGCACTTTTGCCTTAATAGTTATTATTCGGTCATTGCGAATGTTTGCGAAAACGCCGGAGGTCGGAACGAGTATAGATGTTTGAGTATTATCTGGAGATGATTTGTTATCGAAGGATAATTGTAAAATAGAGGAATCTGTTGTCATTTATGATAAATATGCAATATATTATTATTTATACTGAGTTTCAATTTTATAGAAAAAAATATCATAAAAATATAGAAAGAGAGATGGATATTGTAAATGCTATTTTTAACAGAATCCCAAATATATTTTGGGACAATATGGCTAAAACATTAATGCAAGAAATATGTGATTCTACAATCAATAGTTTAGATAGTAGTGATACTTGCAAACAGAGACATACAAAAACTGTTATTCTTTCCATTTTCGAAAACTTCATAAGTAAAAACTTTTCAGATACAGATATGATGTCTGATGTTTTCAAAACACATTTTCTGAACAATACTATGAATACCGTAAATAGTCTTATGGATGGTTATTTCAAACCAGATTATATCAATTTATTAATTTTGAAAAGAATATTAGATACAGATGATAATATTGGAGACGATGGTAGTAAGATATTTTTGAATATTTTACAGAAACCGATAGCAGAGATTCAAACAACAAAAGTAAATGATAGTCCTAAAAGTAAAGCGACCGAAGTTATAAAACTCATCAGAGACCAACTAAAACCACTGTCAATTGAATCCCCTCCCAATGAACCAACTGCTAATATTTCTGGAGGAAGTATAGCCACAAATAAACATGATAACGCAATACGAGATATACATAAATCCATAAAACTGCTAAATGAATTAAAAATCCAATTTCCGAATAACCGTCAGTTTGACTCAATAACATCCCTTTTACAAAATGCTATAAAAACAATTGATTCAAGTAATACACCGAACCAAAGACATTTTCAAAAAATTGGCGGAGAAGGTCCAATTGGAGATTTAGGAAGTAAGTTTGTTTCAAATCTAGGTAATCAAGCAATATCTGGTGCGGCTAAACAAGTACAATCTCAGGGCATGGATGCATTGTCTGATATTACTAACAAAGCACAAGGACTTGGTGCGCTAGCGGATGCGGCGAATCAAATGGACCCAACTGCTGTTATTTCTGGAAAAGGACAAGAAATGCTTGGAAATGCAGTTGGTGATATGCAAAAAAATATACCATTAGCACAGGCGTTGCCTATAGACCAAGCTTTGGGTAATATTCAAAACAACCCTTTACAAGCTCTACCTTTAGACAAGGCATTGGGTGGATTACCGCTAGGAGCCAATCTACCTACACCAGACGAACTTTCCGCCAAAATAGTTGCTGAATTATTCAAAAACTTTTCCGAAACTGATGGTAAAGGTTATGTAGAAATACGAAATGATATCTATACGCGGTTTTTAGATTCTATGAATACTATTTTGAGTTCTCCAGAAGGTAGACAAATGCATTTACGAATAATAGATCCGTTCTTGACAAAATGTGTTGATACTGTTATTGATAGTGGAGAAATAGCTGCTGCATTTATTATTCATATGATTTCAAATATTTATGAAATAACTTCTCTAGTAGAAACTGAAGTGGCTAATTACTTTGAGATGTTCGAACAAAATAAACTGACCGGTGAATCGGGAATCACGGATCCATTAGATGGTTATCAATTTACAAAATCAGTCATATTAGCTATTCAAACAAAAGTAACCGATTTATTAACAACACATAGTCCTTTGAATAAATTATACAAAGACATGGACATATTAGGTTATGACAAACAAATTATTTCACAAAAACAATCCAGAGATTATAAAAAAACATTGTGCTATAAATATGATAATGAATCTAGTGTATCATTGCCTAAACCTAGTGCACCGGCAATAATTATGAATACTCCTGTAGATAAACCTATTGCACCACCTGAGACTACTTTAGAAACGGAGTCTGATTCTACCCCACCGGAACCTAGTGAACCGCCTGAGACTACTTCAGAAACGGAGTCTGATTCCACCCCACCGGAACCGAGTGAATCACCTAAGAATAGTGACGAAACGGAGTCAAACACCGCCCAGTCTGAACCTATTGCACCACCTGAGACTACTTCAGAAACTGATTCTAATTCCACCCCACAGGAACCTAGTGAACCGCCACAACAAGGAGGTATGATTCATAAAGGATATCCGATTATACGCGAATATGTCAAAAATAAAACTGTCAAAAAACATACAAATAGGACACTACATAACAAAACAAAATATACCAAAAAATAGTATATCCCCAATAATTAACATCTGGACGTATGGACTATGATGTCCTTGGTCATCAGTCCATACATACAGTGTATATGCTGCACTATAGGATTTTATCCCATACGTCCAGACATTAACTAAATGTTACCTTTTTCTCTATTTTTTGGAAATGTTCCGGTTTATATACTAAATTACCTACTGG